CTCACCCCCTGACGCGACAGCGCCGCGCAGCTCGCGATACACCCCCGCACTAGTGGTTTCGGGAGTTGGGGAAAAATAGCGGAGGGGTGTCCGCCGCCCCCTCATCGCGCCCCGCCGGTTCTTCGGGGGGGGCCGTTCGTACCCCGCTCGGTCGCCCCCAATAGCCCAGGGCCTGCTGAGGCCGAGCATATGAAATCCGACCGAACGAACTGCGCACACATGCCGAACACCGGCACTCGACGACGTTACGTGCCGCTCCACTCGATCCGCAACTCGCTACCAGATATACGCTTGCGACGATAATGTCCACTCTACCTAAGATGGATTATCGGACCTAACCACGTCGCCACGGACTCGAGCCGCCCCGCGCTGCCTGTGGCGAGGGTATGACGAGGGCAGAATGATGGGTGCGTAGGGGGTGCAGTCCGCGTTTCACCCAAATCGCGGTCACCAATGACACCAACACCAGTTCCATCACACCAGAACCAAGGCGATTCTGTGTCACGTCAATGCGAGACGTGAGACTGGGATGTAGGGCGCATGGTCTACTCCCCTTCTGGATCAAGGCTCAGGATGTAGGGGAGTGGAAGTTAGGTGTAGGGATTGGACGTAGGGGGTAGAGAGCAGGACTCAAGCGGGCGCGCGAGGGGGTGGGTGGGCGCGGGGCTTGGCGTGGGGTGGCTGGGCGGGGTGTTGTCCTCTGTTCAGATTGTAATGTGGTGCGAAACGGGAAATCCAGAAAGAGTTGTGGGTGCGAGTGTGGGGGTTGGTGTCGCTACCTTAGTGGCGCGTGTCGAAGATAATCTGGATTTGAGCAGTTGACACGGCGGCGATGGGTGTCATGGGGCGGCACCGGGGCGCGCGGCCTTCCGATTGATCTTGTACACCTTGCGCGGAAGCCGCGCTTCAAGGGCGCGAATCACGTCCTGGACGGCTTGATTGAACTGCACCGAAGAGTACGGCACGGCGATGTATTCGTGCGTGAACTCGTAGCCGTCGTCGGCGGACGGGTCTTCGCGGATTGTGATTGAGACTTTCACGTCCCACCCCCACGTTCCGCCCGCACCCTGGCGGCGATCGCAGCGACGTCCTCGGCGGTTTGCGGGATGGTCTTAGCGGCACGCTTGATCTTGCGAACGGCGAGCATGTCGTTGGTGCGGTTTCGGCATGTCCGGCAAGTGCGGTAGCCGTTGCGACGGTCGTGCGGGGAGACGTCGCGGAAGCCGCACATGGAGCACGGCGGGGCGCGGAGTGGGGAACGCGCGCCGGGGCGCATGTGACGTGTTCCGCAGACGCACACTGGCTCGGCGAAGTCGTGACGGACCTTGCTATATGCCATAGATGAAGGTTGCCTTTCGTATACGCGCATTACAGGCGCGTGGTTGAACGATGATTCGCGGACGTGTCCGAAGTCGGTTTTCACGCTTGCGTGGCTTCCATGCGTCCCGCATCGCGCAGAGCGGCCTGGGCGCGGACTTCGGCTTGACCGATGCCGGCCAACAGGGCCTCGAAGCGGCGGCGGGAGACGATGCGTTCTTGGGCGGCGTCGTCTGGGGATGGGGGGTGTGTGGTGCGGTCGCGGAGGGGGTTGTGGTCAACGAGGGAATCGGCGCGGTACTTGGCCTGGAACGACGCGCCGGGCGGGAAGTGCTGCGCGAGGTCGATGGCGGCTTGGAGCGAGGTCGAGGCGTCGAGTTCGGCGCTGGTGAAGTGCTGATGCCAGAGCAGCGTGTCGTCGGGATCGACGCCACGGGCGCAGTAGTATTCGGCGCAGTCCTCGCAGCGGATTTCGGCGCGACGGGCGCGGATGGCGAGCAGGTCACGACCGTGGCGGTCGTAGATGGCCTGGGCGCGTTCGAGCATTCGGACGACGGGCTCGGCGGTTGGGCGGCAGGCGTTGTCGCAGGCGACGCGGATCGAGGCCGGGGACGGGAACTTGGCTTTGGGGTCACGGCACAGCTCGGCGACGGCGGAGGAAACGATGCCGTGGCCGTACGTGAGGGCCTGGATGGCGTCTCGCAGGCCGGACATGGCTTTGCGGTCGGTGCGCTTTTCGGGCCAGCGGGCGGCGATCTGCGAGAGAATGGCATTGACGTCTTCGGGCATCATGGCGCGTTGGTTCCGTTGAGCAGCGGGTTGGCGCGGCCATTGGCGATCTGGGCCATACGCTGCGGGCCTTTGACGAACATGCGTTCGACGGACTCTTCGGCGGTTTCGGCTTCGGGGAGGGCCCAGGAGTCGATGTATTTCAAGAACCGTCCGAAGTCGCGAGCGCCGCTTTTGCCGATCCACGCGGGGGACGTGAAGTAGACCTTGAGCCGTTCCACGAGCACGGCGAGCGTGTGCTGACGAAGCAAGGCGTCGAGTTGGACGAAGTAGTGCCGCTGGGCGGTGGGGTACGAGCCGCAGTCCACGAAGAACGCTTCGCGGTAGACGTTCCAGAGCTTTTGCGCGTCGGTGAGCTTCTTCTTGGGCTTGGGGTCGGCCTCGGATTGGGCGGTCGAGGCTTCGATGAGCTCGGCTTGCTGCGGCTTGGGTTTCTTGGGCTTCTTGAGCTTCGGTTCGGAAGATGCCGTCGCCGTAGGCGGCGGAAGTTCCGTAGGAACTTCAGAACTGGTCAAGGACGAGGACGAGGACGGGTCTAGGACGGGTGCAGTGTTCCGAACGGCGTTCTCTTGTCCGTCGGAACGGCGTTCCGAACGGCGTTCCACACGGCGTTCCACATGGCGTTCTTTACGGGCAGCGACGGCAGCACGTTCAGCCAGGACCTTTTCCCGCGTCGGGTTGAAGTCGAGGTAGTCGTGGATCATCCATCCACCGGAAACTACTTCCCACAATCCGCCGCTGACCAGTTCTTCGACCAGCGACTTGGGTGCGGACGCGACGAAAGCGGTCGGCACCTTGCCATCGGTAAGGTATCGCCCCGCGTAACACATCGAACGAACGTGAAGTCGGAAGGCATCCGACGACAACGCAGCGAGCTTGGGGTGATCGCCGAACCCATCGTCGAGCTTGGTCCACATAACCGCCCCCTCAAGCCGACGCCGTGGACGCGCGATTCTCTGCGATGAAGCGGTCGAGCCGCGAGCTAGCGATGTCGCGGAAAGCGAGCGCCACGGAGTCGTACGGCTCGCAGCACGCGGCGGCGATCTTGCCGATCTCGTGGCCGTTCGGGGTGACGTGACCGGCGCGCAGGGAGTAGACGCGCTGGTGATGAATCCCAGTCTCTTCGGCGAGGACTCGGGGTGGCAACTTGCGGTCGAGGAACAGGCGGAAACTTCCGGCAGGCAAAGCCATTGAAGCGGCTCCGTTTGGGGTGATTTATGCGCGCTTTGTACGCCCCGCGTGCATCTGTTCCAGGCCAAAGCAATGCCGAAAGTGTAGATTCTTTCTTCTACAATCTTCGGAAATGCACAGAAAGAAGCCCGAACGACCGCGCGGAGGGTAATGCGCGTGCCCCGTGAGGGGTGGTCGTTCGGGCTGTCGTTCAGTCGTACGTGAGCGTGAACGCGAGTCCAGGCGTGCCGCCGCCGGCCACGTAGTGCTTGGCGACGTCGGCGACGTAGAGCTGCGAGTCATCGTTCCACACGATGCCCGACGCGGCGTCCATGAACGCCTTGGCGAGATTGTCCACGTCGGGCTTGGACGTGTGCGGCTCGACCATCATGGGCCGCTTCTTCCAGACCAAGCGACCGGGGCGCGCGAACCAGAACATGAGCGAAGCCCGCATTGGCCCGTCGTACGGCGTGATGCCGAGCGCGACGAGTTCGTGGCGAACTTGGGCCTTCCAAGCGTGGATCGGGTGCTTCTTGGTCGCTTCGAACATCCGCGCGTGACCTCCGATGACGCCAACGCGGTGGCGCGGCTGCGCGATCGGCTCGCCGGGGATGAACCCTTGGACGACCCTCATTGACCACCCATCGTGTTGTAGCCCTTCTTTCGCGGCGCAACGCCACGGACGAAGCAGCGCAGATGAACCGCGTCCCCGCCTTGCCCGTACCAGTCCGCGCCGAACTCGTCGCAGACGACGCATCGGGCCTCGGGATCTGGCACGGGCCGGGTTCCGGGGATCGGCTCGGCCTTGTTCACGCGCCGCCGATCCGGGTTCTTGTGAACCCACCGCAGGCGCTTCCCGGCCTCGCTGGCGTGAGGTGATCGTCGTGGCGGCATTAGAACGGGATCTCCGCGCCGTCGGCCTGGATCGGCTCGTAGCCGTGCCACGTCGTGGCTTCGCGATCCGGCTCCGCGCTCACTCCGGACTTGAAGCGCCCATCCGGTTCCGGCGTTTTCTTGGTCCACGCGCGGTGAACCAGATGGATGATCGCGCGCCGGCCCACGAGTTCTTCGGACACGCCGCCCGGTTCGTCCGCCGCGAACGCGATCGACTTCTTGCGCGTCAGTCCGGTCATCGGACCCTCGAGATACCAGCGGTCGAAGCACAGGAACTTGCCCGTCCCGGCCTGGACGAGCTTGACGTTGATGTTGCCGTGGCCCTTCCTGTCGATCTGGTGCTCCGCGTGCGCAATCTCGCAGACGTAGCGACCCGGCGCAGCCGGAGAGAAACCGCTCGGCGGCGGCGCGTTCTTGTCGTACCCGTATGCCATTGCTCAACCCTCCGTGTTCTTGATTTCTGGATGGATCTCGGCGACTCGCGCGAGCGCCTTTTCCGCAGTCGTGGTCGGCTTCGGAGCGTCCGTCACCGCCACGACATCGGCATCGTTCACCGTCTCGGCGTCGTCCTCGGAGACGTACACGCGGGAAAGCGTGTCGCGCTCGGTCGGCGACAAGTGCGACAGCGGCAGGAACTTCATCGAGTGGCGCACAACGGTCTTGACGAACATGTCATCGGGCCACTTGTTCCAGATGTCGCCGCCCTTCGTGAGTGACGCCTGCTTGCGCCGCAGGATGTCGGCCTTCTTCATGAACCACGCCTTGCGGCGTCCGTCGGGCAGCGTCACGACGCAATACGCGCCGATCATGTTGGCCTCGTCGCGCGGCTTGTCGGACGTGGCGCGGTGCTTCAGGAAGTCGCCTTCCGTGCCCTTCCAGAACTCGAACTCGTCACCGTCCACGACGACTTCGCCGTCCACGTCGAGCGCGGCCCTGGCGCGCGTCGCGGCGAACGCAAGCCCGCGCCAGCCGAAGATGCACTGCATCTCCGTGACGCCCTTGTCTTTGTTCGCGAACGGCACCGGGTACGCATGACCGAACGGGCCGGGCTCTAAGCCGGCTTGCGCCATGCGCTTCGCCGCGTGGTACACCGATTCCTGCGTGCAGTTGGCGAGCTGCGGGTTGCGCTGCATTTCGGACAGCAGCAGCCCGATCAGGCGCTTACTCGTGAGGCCACCCACGACGTCCTTGGTGATCTCGGCTTCGCGCGCCTTCAGAAACGTGCCGATCGTGTCCACGCGCTTTTGGAGCTGCGACAGGATCGCTGGCGGCTCGGCAACAGGCACGGGCGCGGCCTTCGCGGGCGCAGGCGTCGGCGCGGTGGAAAGCGGTTGCTGAATCGGTTTCGTCGGCTCACTCATTTCTCAGCCCTCCATGACGGCTTCAAAGAACGCACGCCCTTCTTGGACGCGCGATAGGTGACAGTGAAATCAGGCGTGCGGATGCCTTCGGCGGAACCAATCAGCTCGATCAGGTCGGCTTCGGCGTCGTCGTACTCGGCGCTCGCGCGGTCGTAGGCCAGATCGGCTTCGCGGAACCGCTCGACGACCGCGAGCACAGATGGATCGTCGGTTTCCAGCATCGGCCCGGTGTTGCGCGGCCAACGTTCTTTCGCCCATTCGTCGCGCGAGTCCGGCAACCACCCGCGCGGCGCAACGTCCGCGAGCACATGGTCCCGCCAGAACGATTCGGCGACCGCGAACCAGCGCAGGATGAACTCATCGTTTCGGATGATGCGGAAGCAGCGGAACTCGAAGCGGTAGCCGCCGAATAGGACGGGCATGTCGCAGACTGGCGCTCCGGTGACGGCCATGTGCGCCTGCGCTTGCGCCCAGTACCACGCGGGCACCACGTCCGAGCCTTCCGCGCCGAACTCCGACGCGACCGCGCTACCGACGGTCTTGGCTTCGACGACGTAGGCGCAGCGACCAGCGACATACAGCGCGGCGTCCGGCGTGGTAGCCATGAACGGAAGCGTCGGGTGCTCGATCGTGCCGCAGCGGTGGATCTCCGCGCCGTACGTCTCTGAATACCAGTCCAGCACCGTGTCCTCAAGCCGCCGGCCACGGATCAGCGCGGGGTTGTCCGGCGTCTCGGGCAGACGGCCTGTCTTTCGACGCCACACCGACAGCGCGTCGTCGCGGTCGGACAGGCCCATGATCGCGGCGCAGTCGTGACTACCGACGTAAGTTTTTCGGTCGCGTTGGTCAGTCTGCATCGGCGGCCTTCGCGAAGTCGAGCAAGCCGGACTCCTGCGCGTTCTCGGCGCGACGAAGATTCTCCGATGCCTGCTCGAAGTATGACCGCTTGAGTTCGATGCCGACGAACCGACGGCCCTCGGTCAGCGCGACGTGGCCTTCCGATCCGATTCCAGCAAACGGCGACAAGACGGTATCGCCTGCGTTTGTCCACATGCGCTGAGCGCGGCGGATCACCTCAAGTTGAAGAGGGCAGATGTGCCGCTCGTCTTTCTCTTCGCGCGCGGATCGGTGTTGGAGCGTGTCGGACGGATTGATGTCCATCCAGACCGGCGACGCATACTGCTGCCACGACGAAACCGGAAACGTTGCGTTCGTGTGTGTGACGCGCTCGGGATTCTCTCCCGGCTTTCGCATCGTGACGAGATAGTCGGGGATGCCCTGGCGCGAGATACATGAGTCCTTCTTCAGCTGCTTGTGAAGCAGACCGATTGCCTTCGTGCGTTGCATCGCGGTGACGGGATCTTTCCAGATCACGACTTCGGAATGGTGAATCCACCCGCACTCGACGAACGCGCGGATGAGTTCGCCGCGAAAGTCGAACAGTCCGATCATGCCGTCGCGCACCTTACTCGTCGGCATCAGCATGCAGTGAAACGACAGGTTCCGACCCGGCTTCGTGACGCGGTACAGTTCGGGAATCAGGTATCGAAAGTGCGCCATGAACTCGTCCATGTTCGCGCAGTTGCCCATGTCGCGGTCGCTCGCGCTGTAGGTGTAGAGCGACGCGAACGGCGGCGAGAAGATCGAGTAGTGAACCGACTCGTCCTCGAGCCCTCGCACGACTTCGACGGCATCACCTTGGTAGAGCGCGAACCGCTTTCCGGTGGTTTGATCGAGAACCTTCACGAGACATCCTTTCCGACCCAGACGGGTACGGTCATTTGGACTTGCGGGTTGTATGCGTTGGTTTGGCGCGCGGACACGCCGACGGCTGCCGCCATCGTTTCGCGCATTCGTTCGACCATCTCGCGCGACATACGCTCGGCATCGGCTTCCTTGCGGCGGAAGTTGGCGACGATCGCGGATTCGGTTTCGGCGCGAATGACGTGGACCGTGACCGGCTTTGCCTGACCGAAGCGCCAGCAGCGGCGGATCGCTTGGTACGTCTGCTCGTACGAATGCGAAGCGCCCGCGAAGATCACCGTAGCGCAGTGCTGCCAGTTGAGGCCGAACCCGCAGATTGACGGCTTACTGACGAGTACGCGGTAACGTCCTTCGGAAAACCCAAGTAGCCGCTCGCGCTTCGTCTCGCGATCGTCGGACCCGCGAACTTGAACAGCGCCAGGAATGCGGCGCTCAATCTCGTCGGCCTCGTCGTTCAGTTCGCACCAGATCAGAACCGGTCCGTCGATCGCGGCGAGTTCAGAGGCCTTTTCCGCTCGACGTTCCATCGTCATGCGTCGTGTCGCACGTTGCTCCGAAAGCGTGTTCGCATCCGGCGCAAACAGGAGCCCAGCTTTCTGCGCGAGGTTGTCATCGACCGAAACGACGTGCTCTTTCATCGTGAGCGGCGGAAGGTCGTAGCCCTTGTCGTCGAATCCGATGTCGCTCGGTTTCTTCAACGTGACGGCCCAGGTACACACCCAACGCCAAAACAGATCGACCGCGTGCCCCTTGAGTCGCCACGTCGCGGTATCGCCGCCGTCGTGACAGAAGTATTCGGCCAGCATTTCGACGCGCGATCGAATGCCGAGAAATTCCGCATGGTTGCCGAGTTCCGTGTGATCGTTCGGCGCTGGCGTCGCCGTACACGCAAGCCGGAACGGTGCCGCGCCGAACGCCTCGATGATCGCGGTTCGCGTCTTGCCGTCGTATGCCTTCAAGATCGACGACTCGTCAAGAATCACCCCAACCCATGCCTCGTCAGTGAAGTGATCCAGCATGTCGTAGTTCGTGATGACAATGCGCGAGTCAGTTTCGTTTGCCGCGCGGGCATACTCGACGTGGACACCGAATCGAGCGGCCTCACGGACGGTCTGCTCTGCGACCGCAAGCGGTGCGAGGATCAGCACGCGGCCAGCCGTAGAGACGTTCCGTGCCCATTCGATTTGCATCGCGGTCTTCCCTGTGCCTGTGTCGCTGAACACGGCGCATCGACCACGGCGCAACGCCCAATCGACGATGGCTCGCTGATGCGGGAACAGATGCGGCGCAAGATCGCCCGCGCGCGGACACGCATCGAACGCGACCGACCGTGATTTCGTCGCGATGAACTCCCCGTAGTCGCTCACTTCCGCACCTTCTTTCCGTTCGTCGCCTCGTACTCGGATCGCACCCTCCGCAACCTCGCCCGCACCGTGTCGGCATCGGAGTCGAGCGCGGCGGAGAGCTTCAAAAGCTGTTCGCCGTTGAGCACGGCTTTTCCAGCGAGGGCCTGCCCGAGCACGCGGTGGTCAATCTTCGCGCGTTTCGCGACGGCTTGGATCTTGAGCGATCCGTCGAAAAGTAGGTCGATGTTCATGCGGCGTGGAATAGCCGACGGCGCGAATGGCGTCCAACGGAATCACGAAGGAAATGCGAAAGATCCTGCGTCAGTTTTCTTCGGATTGCGCTGACGTTCTGCCGATGGGGTTTAGAATCGATGGCATCGCGGCGCGATGGTGCGCCGTCGGCGTGAGGGTAGATATGACTGAGCAAGCGGCGACGTCAGTGGTTGACTTCCTCGACACGAAAACGCCCAAAGAACACCTTGGCATCGCGTTGGCTGTGCTGCGCGAGTTCTTGACGAGCCACAACCATGCCGAGGACATGAGCGCGAGCATGGTTCACTGGGTCAAGTTCGATCAGTTCCACGAGTTCCTTGCTCACCTCGTGGACGGCAAGGATCTGCGGTTGGACACGATCGCGTATCGCGCATGGGTCGCTGAGAACCGACCGAAGTAACTACCAGCCCCTGCCGGGATAGGCTCCGGCGCTTGACAGCACACCACCCGACCAACCGCGAGGCTGGCCGGGTGGGTTGTTTGTAGGTGAGAGTCCGGGCGGTTAGCTGACGGTCGCCA